GTTGCTGTTAGGATGAATCCGGACGGCAGAAAAACTGAGGACTCAGATAGCGAATTCGAAGACGCTAGAGAGGAATTAGACAAAGCGCCAGTGGCGCCGCTAGATGCGAAAATGGGCGAAATGCCCAAAAAAGAGGGGACCACTCTGCCAAGGACTGAGGCACAACGGAGAGAGCGGACTGATAAGCGCCGAGTTGCTAGACAGCTCAAGCGCGCAAATCAGAAAGCGCAAAAGGACGAGCTTGAAAAAGCTGTTCTGGGGACTTCAACAATTAAGTTGAAAGGGGTTGAAAAGAAGCAAGCTGAGAAGACACAGGTTGAAAAACCAGCGCCGGTATCTGCAGTTTCTAAGAAATCAGAGAAGGAGCAAGAGCGAAAGCCAGCACCGACTCCGGTTCCTAGTAACCCTAAGGAAGCTAAGGTAAAGCAAGAGCCAAAGATGCCAGCTACACCGAAGCGACACTTGCCCCCCGCGGTTTCGGCTGCGGTAGTCCCACCTGAGGTCCGGGTAAAACCGGATGCAAACCCAGATGAGTTGATGAAGCAACTTAAGTTTCTGTGTAAACCGGAGATTTTTGAGGCGGAGTTTGACTTAGACCATCCTAGTGTCCGTGGTAAAACAACGAACATTAAGAAGGTCATGAGTTTGTTGCGTAAGCACCCAGATGTGGACGAAGAACACTGTCATGAAGCATGGTTCACCTGGACTGCGTATATATTGCGAGAGCGACCTATATCAGTCTATGATGATGCTACCACGAAAATAGCAATACAGTATAATTGTAATTGGCATAAGTCGATTCAGCCGTATTCAACAACACATCCTGTGGCGAAAGTCATGAGAGATATTGTAGATAGGCACTGTTTACAGCTAGTAGTGAGTGGCGTCCGTGAATCTAAGCTTGACATGATTCTCGACCTTTACGGTTCAAATAGGTTACGAGAGCTTTGGCTCTCGGTGACAGATCCAGCTACGGAGTGTCTGAAGGGGAGTCCAGCGGAGTGGAGGTGGTTTAGACCACTGATCACAACGAAGGACCACCTGGAATTTGCAACTAAGTTGGAGAAGTACCCGTCAAAGCATGGCAGTCGGAAATGTTTCGTAGTCGTGCAAGACGTGTATCAACCAGTTCACGAACTTTTGAATGAGATTTGGGAAAATAGGATGGTGCAAGGTGTGGTGTCATGCCAGATCTTCCAACCGCAGGTAATGGCCGGGATTAATTTCCAGACCATGCCTTACGTCCAGGAGAACGGGAAAGTTCATCAAGCTTCCGCAGCAACGGATCACGAATGGGTGGAAACCTGTGAGAATTCGGCGTGGGTAAATGAACGTTCTTGGTCAGCGTCGGAAACGTCTCATGTAGTGTGGGATACATATCGGCGTGTGGGCGATACATCGATTTTAAAGTTGATGGCAGTGGAGGGAGAGAAACCAGCATTATCAAAAGTGCATAATTCGGTAGATGATAAATCAGTCTTAGAAAAACGCACAATCGAGTCCAAGACGTGGAAACATTTTTTGGTCAATACCCTGCTGCGCCTGACTCGTCAGACGACAGTGTTCGGCAGGGAATTAATTGTTTTCATGCCAGCAGTGCGCAAGCTAGCTGGCACGATGACTTTGAAAACTCGACAAACTTTCCAGATTTCCAATATTCAACGAGAAATTTTAGACTTGATGAATGCGAAAACTTACGAAGTACTATGGCCGCGATTACCTTGTTCTCGCGACACAGTGCTGTTGGACACAGTAGTGTGGCTGACGTGGTCGCAATTTCAGGACGATTATCTTTCGTGGCAAGCTATTGCCAGGGTTTTGGGACCGGACATCCAGGGATTCAAGACATTGAAGACTACGATGACAACATCATCGAACACGAAGCAAGCGTTATTGCTGGGGACTGCTGTAGTGGCGGCTCTAGTATGGATGAAGCTGAGTGGTAGATGGACTTCGGTGAGTGTTTTTATGAACGTCATGTTGCCGGCAACGGCAGCTGCAATGCGGGATTTAAAAGAGACAACTTTCTACCCATGGGCCTCAAAAGTCCATGATGGAGTAGTAAGTGTCTTTTCACCAGCATTTAGTTTGATTAAGAAACACTCGCCAGTGTCGTCTGAGTTGACTACTCTTGGAATGACGTCGTTGATAGCGATGGCAAGCCCTTTAGTGGAGGAATTAACAAAAACGGTTTTTGGTTTACCGGCAACATTGTTTATAGCAGGTGTGGAAACATGCCAGCTGTTTACTCAGTGTGCCAGGGCCCAAACTCCGATCTTGCCAGGGACTGAAGTATTTTTCGTAGCATCGATGTTTTTTTGGAAATTCGTCACACATGCAGCGATAGCTTATTCTCCAGCCCCCTTGTTTTTCCATTATATGTACAACCTTTTCACAGCGGTCGCAAGCCGTAATGTTGGGGTTGGACTGGGTTCCTGGTTAGGTGCTTTTCTCTCACGAGCAAATTTGCTCGTGCCTCCTTATGATCAGTTTCGTGCTGACTATGAGGAGGGTCAGAGTCATTTGGAGGAGTATCCAGAAGTTACACCGTTGACTGTAGAAACAGCCACGTTACCGGCGCTTATGAAAGCACCAGAGTATGTGGATTGCCCTGTGACGCAAGATGCGGTTTTGGAGATGCCTTCGACTCAACATGTGCACTGCTTGTTGGCGACAACCCAATTATTCTATAGGCCGTCAGGGCCTTTGCAATTTTGGAATGCTTACCAACAACGCAATTTGGACCGTGTACCAATCACGCCGATCTGTGAAGAGTTGGCAAACCCCCCGATGCCCCATCAAGAAGACGACTGGAAAGGTTGTGTTTTTGCACCGTATCGGAAAGTGGATTGTCCGATTTACATAGAATGGACTCGAGCGCGCAATGTGTTCTTGACTTTATTGCAAACTAGTGAGTGGCAACCGACTAAATCGCAAGATTGGGTCGCCCATTTCACGGGAGCAGCGAAGAAGTTTAGAGCTCGTCGTGCGATTGAGGAGCGGAATGAAGGAGCGATCATCCCTAGATCGGGGATTTTTCTGAAGGCAGATGAAGTGTTGTACGGAAGGGAGACGGGAACGAAAGGACGCACTGTAAAAAGTGTGGACCCCACAATCCAGGCTCTAGCTTATCAAGAAATTGATGGTGCAATGCAGCAAATAAAACATCTGTTCGACGGGAAAAACCCCTTTCTTTTGAAAGGATGGTCTTTTACTTTAGCAGTTGGATCTGGTAAGACAGCAGAGGAACTAGATGTGTGGTATGAAAATGCTTTACATTGGGTGCAATTAGGTCAAAACCGGATGGCAGCAATTATGGCTGGAGACGATTTCTTTGGGCTTGTTAACTCGCAAGGGTTAAAAGCTTATGAGAATGATTTCTCTAAGATGGATCGTACACAGGGGGTACATGCGTTAGGTGTTGAATTTGTAATCCTTAGGGCTTTCGGAGTTCGACATTTTACCTTGTGCCGTCTGTTTGACGCAATGTTGAGTAATCCTCGATATGAGTCAGTCAAGTATGATATCAGAGTCAAACTGCCTATGCAACCCCAACGAGCTACAGGAGCTCCCGACACTACTATTGGAAATACTCTGATTAACATGGTAAGCATAGTTTATGCAATATCTTTGGATGGTCTGTCGTTTTTACCTGAAATCCAGCTTAGGTTGGGTTTGGTGGCGAAATTGACGATAATAGAAGAATACGCTCTTGCCACGTTTTTGAAAGGGTGGTGGATTCCTTCAATGACAAAGAGTCACTGGATGCCACTGCCATCGCAAGTTTTAAAATTAGGAAAGATTTTGACGAATCCGAAAGAGATCTTCCCGCATTTGGCCCCTCCCCTAGCTTGGAAGGCGGCCGCAGCTTCGATGGCAGCGAGTTATGGTTATGTTCCAAGTAATTACCCTCTTTTGGGTCCCTTGCTAGAACGCTATGCATCTCTTTCTGAAACAGTGAAAACGGTTACGGAAATAGATCCTCATAAGGTGCGGCGTGCCGTACCAATAGAGGTCGATCGTTTAATAGCGATGGAGATGATGGCAAACCGTTACCAGATCACTTATGGGGACATTGAGGAAATGGAATTCCAAATCCAAACAGCTCCTTTCCCATCAGTTCTTTACCATCCGGCATGGGAACTGATTGCTCGGCGTGACTATGGTTAACGCTCTCAGTAGGCCTGTGCTTTAAAAGAGGTTGGTGCACAGGAGCGTGGCAGTGCCACGAGCGAATAGTGTTCTCCCTTCGGGGAGTACTCATAGGGGCGGTCTGTGGGAAAATCAGACTGTCCAAGCTTCGAAGTTTTACATTACTTTGAAATGTCGGAACAACTTGGAAACCGTGTTACGCGTAAAGCGAAGAAGACACTGGATGAACTAGTTGGAACGCGGGCAATGACAAAGCCTGGTATGGATTGGTTGATTTGTTCGACTGACCCGTTTCATGATGATAGGGTGCGCTGCCCTGGTTATCCGGACACATCGACCGTGAATAGTGTAGTTCAAACCTACACTACCACAGCGTCGATTTCAGCTCCGAATGGCCAGACAGCAGCTTGGGATTTACACGTCCCGTACATCCCGGTAACGGGGTCTCCGGTGACGGGGACCCCTTACGCACTCCCCCCTTGGGCGGTTGACGCTTATGGTGGGATGGGCGCGCAGGTCGGTGGCCAAATAGATCTCTACGGAGGTTTTAATGCCATTGTATGCGCGACATCAGGAACGGATTGGTACGTAGCGAATTCCGGTGTAAGCAACTCGTCTGTTTTGGCTTTACCGCCGAAATATGCAAGTGGCCATTACCGGCAGATCGCGGTGGGGATTGAAGCAGTGAACACTACTGCCTCTTTGTACAAAGGGGGCAGTTTAACAGTTTACCGCGCACCCTCATCGCGTGACGATGGTCTCTTAAAACAGACCACCACCATTCCAACTACCTCACCCATCACCCTCGAGACTCAGTGTCCCGTTGAGTTTGTGGCTTTACCACCTTCCACTCAGGCGGAAGCGGCGGTATACACAGATTCTCGGACCTGGTCGGCGGAGGATGGTGCGTATGTTGTTGTTACGCAGTCGAATGAAGAGAACCCCTTCTTGACCTTGTTGCCGCGTAATGTGGCGATAAAGAAGGTGTTCGATTCAACCACTGTCCAGCAGGACATGGCCGCAAGCACAACGCGGACAATGTGGAGTTCTATTTTGGTGAACGTTGCTCATGTTAACACTGGGAACAATTGCAGCGTGTTACCATTTGATAACTGTGGAATGATCCTAACCGGATTGAATCCCAATTCGACTATCCAACTTACAGTTCGTTACTACATCGAGCGAGTTCCAGCGACGTCCGAACCGGACTTGCTTTCAATGTGCCAAGTGCCACCCGCCTATGACGCGGTTGCTCTGGAAATTTACTCTCGTTGTCTGGCCGAAATGCCAGTCGGCGTACCTCAAAATGAGAACCCCTTGGGTGAGTGGTTCGAGGGAGTCTTAGAGTCTATAAAATCCGTAGCACCAAAAATTGGAGGTTTTATCTCAAATTTAGGAAATGCCGTGTCAATGGTTGGTGGTCAAGGCCCTGTGCAGTCTAACGCAACACCCCAGCGTCAGCAGAACAACGCACAGAAGAAGCAGCAGAAACAGGCAGCGGCGAAGGCGCCTTCGGGTCCTCCGCCCAGCTATGCAGCATCACAGAAAGCAGCCAAAAGGAAAGCTGCCCGCCAACGCAAGAAGGCAGGTGGTTAGTCACAATAAAGCTTGGAAAAGGTGGTTAGTCCACCCCCCGTTTAAGTCTCAACAAACACAAAAATACAAAAATGAAGAGACAAAGCCG